TAATTCAATCAATTAAGTTAAGAGCACAAGCACAAATATTCTATGCTAAGTCAGCGGAAGCGGCTGCAAAGGCTATCAGTGGTGAAGGTTTAGAAGCAGATTTTTGGGACAAAACCTTAAACTTTATAAAGTCAGGTGGTAATTTAGTTGGATTTTCATTAAAAAATATTGAGACTTATGGAAAGAATATTGCCGAAAACAATAAACTTGCCAACGACTTCGCTGCTGAGGGTGATAAACTTACCAAAGAAGCCATTAAAAATGATGAAAAATTAAAGAAGGGTCTTGCACAACCACCAAAATACGATACAAAACCACAAGAAAATCAGAACGATAAATTAGTTGAATTAGAAAAGAAATTCCAAGCTGATTTAAAAACAATACAAACCAAAGGTGAGAAAGAAAGAGCTGCTGAACAAATAAAAGCACAAACACAGGCAGAGATTGAACAAGTTAAAGCATTAAAATTAACCAAAGAATTTGAAGATAGAAGACAGGCGTTAATCTTACAAATAACACAAATTGGTAATCAAAAGGTATTAGAAAGTAACAAAAAGTTTGATGATGACCTTATAAAACAAAGAGAAGAGTTTTATAATAAAACAAGACAACTTGAAATTGAGAATAATTCTGAGAATTATGACTTACAAATTACTTTATTACAAAATCAATTAATTAGAGAAATACAAATATATAAAGACCAAGTAAAGGAATTTAATAGTAAAAATAAAAACATTCAAATATCTGCAGAAGAACAAGCTGCATATATATTAGCTCTTGAAACAAAATCAGCTAACGCTATTTTAAAATTAAGAGAAAAAACCGCATTAAAATTATACGATAATAATAGATTTTTATTTGACGCAAACTTAAATGATACGACTGAGTATGTTAAGGATATGGAAGAAGTGTTTGGTGAATTTAATAAAATTTTATTAAGAGATTCTAATAATGTAAATCAAGTTTTTACCCTCAATAACAAAAAATTCTTTGATATGATGAGACGTCAAAGTGATGGTTTTATACACGTTTTTGAGGTGGGTATGGAAGCTCTTGATACATTTGCAATTGATGCACGAAAGGCTTATCAAAAAGAAATTGATGAGACACAAAAATCTGAAGAAGCTAGAAGAAGATTCTTAGCTGACCAATTAGCTAAAGGTCAAATCACACAAGAAACATTTGATAAAAAGAGTGAGGAATTAAGAGAAGCATCTTTAAAGAAACGTGAAGAAAATACCGCTAAAATTAAAGCGTTAGACCAGTTAGAAATTGATTCTACCGTAATGAAATTTGATAAGTGGATGGAAGCTTATGAAAAGGTAGGTACATTTATCAACGCGTTGTCTGATATTCAACAAGCAAGTTTTGATAAAGAGGCAAGAATTTTTGACCAAAGATTGGCGTTACTTGATAAAGATAGTGAAGAATATAAAAGAGTATTATTAGAAAAAAGGAAAGCGGAAGAAGACAACTTAAATAAAGTTAAGAAACTTCAAATAGCGGCAGCGTTAGCTGATGCGGCTGTTTCAATTGCACGTATCATTATTGATACTCAAAGAGCTATTATCGCGTTTAGTGCGTCAGTAGCACCATTAGGACCTGCAGGTATCCCAATAGCAGCAAGTTACGCAACCGCTGCTAAAATATCAGCGGCACTATCAATTGCAACAATCACAGCGTCAGGTATTGCTAAAATTAAACAAATCCAAAACCAACAAATACAAACAGATACAGGTGAAGGTGGAGGTGGTGCAACTGGAAATGGAATGGGTAGAGGATACGCTGATGGTGGTATCGTAAGAGGACCAGGTACATCTAAATCTGATAGTATCCCTGCAAGATTATCAAACGGTGAAGCTGTAATGACAGCAGGAGCTGTAACGATGTTTGCACCGATGTTAAGTATGATGAACCAAATGGGTGGTGGTGCAGCGTTTTCAAGTGATTTGAATGTGGCGTCACCTGACAATCCAAACAGAAATAATCCAGCTATGGAACAACAACCATTAATAATGAAGACCTATGTTGTTGAGAACGAATTAACATCAACTCAACAAAGACAGGCAAGACTAAAAGACCTTTCAACTTTGTAATATGGCAAAAGGAAAATCAAATAACGCACACAAAATAAGTTTTGGTAAACGTAAATCACAACCAAATGGTAAAAAATCATTTGGTCCTAAAGCACAGAAACCTAAGAAATATAGAGGTCAGGGACGTTAACTTTAAAACCAAATAAGAAAATTTTATATTTAATAATATGAAGAAAGATAAAGTATATGAATTAAGGATTGAAGAGGATGATGAAATATCAGGTATCGATAGTATATCCTTGGTTTCTGAACCTGCAATTGAGATAAATTGGGTAGCTTTCAACAAGGTAAAACAACAAGAATTTAATATTCCTGACGGAGAAGATAAGAAGTATCTAGATTTTTTTAATGAAAAAGGACAACCTGAAGAAGAGTTGTTGAAAGAAGGATGGGTTAGAGTTAAGGAAGAGTTTGTTAGTTCTTCACCAAACCAACCTTCATTTGAAGATACTGATGAGTTCTTGGTTCGTTACAAATATGTTAAAAACCCTGAAGCACCAGGAGCAGCAGTTAAAGAAACCACGAGAGAATTTTGTAGTGATTTAATATCAAAGAATTACGTTTATAGAGTTGAGGATTTGGATGCTATTACTAATGATGAAGGTGATAGTGCTTTGGTTTGGAGAGGTGGTTACAATTGTCGTCATAAATGGATGCAGATAAAGTATCGTCGTGACGCTAAGATTGTTAACAAAGGTTCTGTAACAAAAGGAAGAATTGATGACGAGGAAAGTTATGATGTTTTAGGTTATCCTCAACCAGATACAAGGGTACCTGAATGGCCGTCTTTCTCAAAACAAAAGATGGAAATTACCTCACCAAATCTAAATGTTTATGGTTACCATACGAGATTTTTCCAAATATGTCCTGGTGCACAAGCAACCTTTCAACATCTTATCTCTATGGATAATGATGAGGATACAATCGGAATGATTAGAAGTGCAGCACAAGTTGCTGATAACGTATTTAGAATTGAAGATGAGGTAATCAAAGCTGAAGTAGCCACAGAACATCAATACGAAGAAGCAAAGGTATTGGTTGATGACTTTAAAGATATTATCGGTGAGATAGACGCAATTAGTGGAATGAAACACGATGTATCTTATATGGATGGACATATCGTTAAGATTGCAGAGTATCTGAAAGAAGATTTGGGATATGATGTTTCAACCATAACAGGATATGTTGATGAAGGAATTACAGGAAAAACTAAAGATGAGAAATTCCAATCATATACAGATTACCCAATAGCGGCAACTGAAAACGCGAGAAGAGCTTTAAAATGGGCTGAGAAGAATGGATGGGGAGATTGTGGAACACCTGTGGGAAAAATACGTGCAAACCAATTAGCATCACGTCAGTCCATCACGGAGGAAACCATTTCGCGTATGGCTTCATTTGCAAGACACAGACAAAACAAAGATGTTCCTTATGACAAGGGATGTGGAGGTTTGATGTGGGACGCTTGGGGAGGAACTGAAGGAATTGATTGGGCTTCAAGAAAGTTGGAGTCAATTAGAAGAGAACAGAATATGTCATCTCAGAAATTCCAAACTGACGAAGAGAAACGTATAGTGGTTGGTCCAGCGATGGTTCCTGACCTCAAGATATATCGTCAAAAAAAGAATGGTGACCCATATTATGTTACATTCAAAGCGGATACCATCCGTATGATTGCTGACAAGTATATGAGAAACAAGTATATTGACAATAACGATACCGAACATAACGGTAGAGCCGCTGAAGATGTATATGTTTACGAGAGTTGGATTAAGGAAAGTGAGGAAGACAAATCATCAAAATATGGTTTTGGTGACCTACCAATAGGTACGTGGTTTGTATCTATGAAAGTTCGTAATCCTATCGTATGGGAAAGAATAAAGAAGAAAGAATTAAACGGATTCTCAGTATCAGGATTCTTTGAAGAGA